AAAGCTAAAGTTAAAAAAGTCATTGAAAAATTGCGGAGAAATAAAAATGGAAGATAGGCAAGACAACCATGTGCGTGATTGGTATAAGAAGCGGCAATCTCTTATGGAGCATTTAGACGATAACGATCATCGGGGAAAAGAAATTGTCGGAAGGCTTCTTTTGAGAAGTTGGTTATTAAAAAGAAAGGATAGATTAAGTATAAATAGGGTTGACACGAATAATTGAAATGATATAATAAAGGAGTAATAAAATGAAATATAGTTTTTATGAAATATGGAATAAGGCACTAGAAGGCAGAGAAGAAAGAGTTTTAAAACAGAGAGATCATATTTGGGCTTCTGAAATCGGCGGATCGTTTGTAGACCGATACTTAAAAATGAATGCAGTTATCCCGAGCAATCCACCTAATCCCCGATCGTTAAGAAAATTTGAAGCCGGAAATTTAATGGAATGGATTGTCGGCATTGTTTTAAAGAGAGCCGGGATCGCATTAGACAATCAGAAATGGTTAGCTTTTCAATACCCGGGGCTTTTGAAGGTTACCGGGAAATATGATTATTTGATGGGCGGCAAACCAGATTTTGAAAAAGTTAAACAAGTTATTGGGGATTTGCAATTACCAGATTTTTTCTCAAGAGGTGCGGAAGCAATGATTAAATACTTTTTAGAAAAATTCCCTGATGGGCTTGATGAAATAATTCTCGAAGTTAAAAGTTGCTCTAGTTTTATGTATGAACGCTATGCGAAGGTTGGAGCAAGCAAACAGCATATATTGCAATTATTCCATTATCTAAAAGCTGATGATAGAGAGGAAGGCCAACTAGCATATATATCAAAAGATGATTTGCGAATGTTAGGTTTTGGGTTGACAAAAAATTCTTTAGATGTTGAATCAAAATATCGGGCAGATATTGAAAAAATGACTCAATATATTAATGCCAAAGAACAGCCGCCACTTGAGAAACCGATTGTTTTTAATGATGATACGTTTAGGTTTTCTACTAATTTTAAGGTAGCATATTCAAATTATTTGACAATGCTTTATGGGATAGAATCACAATTTGAATTTGATAATATGTATAAGAAAAAGGTCGGCTCTTGGAATAGGGTTTTAACAAGGTGTGTTAAAGATTCCAAGATGACAAAATTAAACGTGGAGGTAATTGATGAAATAAAAGGATCATTTCCTGACTTTGATGATTATGTATCGAAGGCGAAAGAAGCGAAAGTTGAAACAGACGAAAATATTGAAGACGAAAAGGAGGAAAATTAAAATGGGACAATATGGAGATTGGGCAAAAAAGCAGAGTAAGTTTTTAAGTGTGGACCCGGGCGGAAGCGTAACGGCTGAATGGACTGGTAAGGGCGTAGAAACAGATGATCCGAAATATGGGATGGGTTGGAATTTTAAGTTTTTAACAGATGATGGCGAGAAAAGTTTAACTGTTAGGAATAGTTCGTTAGTTGCACAGTTTGATAATTACAAGGCTGGCGATATGTTGACTGTTAGTAGAACAGAAAAAGATAGTGCCGGTAAAACAAAGTGGTCAATAAGAAAGGAAGGGGCAGAGGCTCCCTTCTAGGGAAATTGGTGGGGGTGGATATACATTCGCCCCTACAGTAAAGCGTGCTTAACATGAAAATATTTAAAAGAAAAGGCAAACAGTTTAAAAGGATAATTAAAGAAATCGGCAATAACTTTGGCGATATTGATGATGAAGGGAAACTATTTGCCCTGTTAAGTTATTACGAGCATTTAAGAGTGCCGGTTAGTAGGATCGCTGAATTGCAGGGTTGCCATTGGCAACTAATAAATTATTATAGAAAGAAATTTGGATTTAAAAAGAGAAAGTGAGGAAAATATGATGACTGCAAGATTAAATATAAGAGAGCCAATTTGGAACGGTGGAAAAAAATGTGTTGGGATTGCTAATTTTAGAATCAAAGGAAAAGAAGGAATTGAAGTAACGGTGGACTATACAGATAAGTATGGCAATAAAAGTTGCCCGGCCACTTATTATGTGAACTCGATTAAGCTTAGACAATACCCCACACAAAAGGTTAGGGGCATTACTCTTTACATAATCCCGATTGAAGATATGGAGGTGAAAAGTGAATATCTCAGAAATTAACATTGTGCCGATAAAGCCTAATAACGGATTGATAGCATTCGCTTCTTTTGTTTTAGATAATAGTTTTTATTTTGGAAATATAGGAATCTACACAAGATTGGATGGCTCTTTTAAATTGGTTTATCCAAACAAGATTTTATCTAATGGTAAAAAGATAAGTAATTTTTATCCTATAAATAGAGAAACCGCTAAAGAGTTAACAATCGCGATATCTGAAAAATACAATGAGATTCTAAAAAAGATGAGAAACGAATATGAATAAAATAACTTTGTTTGATGTTAAGCAAAGATTGATTGCATTAAAAAAAGAAGTATCAGTAAAGGCTTTTGAAATCGGCGGCGTGCTTTATGAGGTAAGAGATAAGAAATTGTTTGAGCCGGAATATGAAACCTTCAATGAGTTTTTAGCAGACCCCGAATTATCATTCTCAAGAATAACCGCATATAAGTTAATTAAAGTTTTTGATGTTTTTGTTAACAAATTTAAAATGCTTAAAGACGTTCAATATATTGATCAGGATAAACTTTACATAATAAGCAATAGCGTAACCAGTGAAAACTGCGGAGAATTGATTGAGAATGCCAGACTGTTAAGCCGATCAGATTTGAGAAATATTATAAGAAAGTTAAAGGGGATCCCGGAGTTGGATTATTCGATTAGTGTCCCGGAGTTAGTTAAGAAATTCTTATATGAAGTTTGCCCTAAACAAAAAATAGATTTAGACAGTATTGAGTTTGAAGAACTTTTAACAATATATGAAAAGTGGAGAAGTAAAAGATGAGGCCGCTAAAAGATAGATTGAAGGATAGGGCTTGGACGTTGATGTCAATTTATATTAGGCGTAGAGATCGCGGACGTTGTTTTACTTGCGGAGATATTAGGCCTTGGGAAGAACAAAACGCCGGGCATTTTATCCATAAGGACAGCCTTGATTATAATGTTCAAAATATTAATTGTCAGTGCATACATTGTAATAATTATTTAAGCGGAAATTTGGGGCTTTATGCAAATAACCTAATAAAAAAACACGGAGAAAAGATTGTTGATGAATTGATTTTTTTGGGGAATAAAGTAAAAATATTTACTATAGAAGAATTAAAAACTATTATAATGATTTTAAAAGACAAGATAAAAACGCTTGATGATAGTGGTGAGAAATGACAAAACTAATAAACGCAAAAGATGTTGAGGGGTTAGTAAAACCTACCGGTGAAACAAGACCCCTATCTTGGACTTTTAATACTGGGTATAACGAAGCACTAGACAAAGTCCTCTCCCTAGCGAAAGAGGTTTCCGATGATTTGCTTTTTGCTTATAGTCAAGGAAAAGTTGATGGGCTTATTGAAGGTCGCCAAGCAATCCTAAAAGCACTGGAGGGGGAGGAGGGATGATGGATAATAAAGAAAAGATAGAAAAGTTATTCCCAATAATAACACCATATATTGATATGGGGGAATTGGGTCGTGAGGCAACAACGCAAGAAATATTGAGCGAGATTGTTGGTTGGTGTCGCCTAAATGAAAATCGCCTTAATGCTTTTGTTGAGGATTATATTGGATTAAAACCTAGACCCAAGCTACCAAGGAAGTTAGGGCGAATAAATTTTTGCGTTACTTGTCCAGAGGCAAAGAAGGACATGGAAGTAATTGCAGAAACCATTGACGCACTAATAGACCGACTAAAAGCACTGGAGAAGTAAACCATGAATGTTGGCATGGCATCGGGGATAAATAGGACAGCATTAAAAGCACTGGAGGAGAAATAATGGGAAAGTTCATAAACGCAAAAGCTGTTGAGGGGTTGAAGGTAGACCTAATATCGCCAGAAACAATAGCTGATGATTCTGAAAGAAGTCAATCATTTGAAAGAACAAATTTTAGGTCAATAGTTTTTAATTCAGCCCTAGACAAAGTCCTCTCCCTAGCGAAAGAGGTTGATGAGGAGAAGCTAGTTGAAATTCTATTAAAAACAATGTTTGTTTCACCATCTGAATATAGAAGGGCAGACGCAGAAGCTGGCGTTAAAGCAATCCTAAAAGCACTTTCCGAGGAGGGTAAATAATGAAGAAGAAATATCTATGTCAGAAACCTAATAGTAATTGGACAACTTGTAAATATGGTGGCAATAAATATTATAATAATAGTTTTTTGCAAGGAACGGCAGGATATTGTAGATTTGAAAAGAAATGGGTTTGCGATTTAAAAAAATGTCCACTGGAGGGGGAGTAATGAATAGGTCAGGGCGTTGGAAGCAGAGCCAAGCACAGCGGAGAAGATGGCGAAGGTGGAAGATAAGAAGGTTTTTCAATAGGTTGTTTAGGAGGGAAAAATAAAATGGAGTTAGAAGAACAAGTTTGTAGTTTAGAGTTAAGTAAGAAGCTGAAGGAGCTAGGTTGCACGCAAAAATCATTGTGGTATTGGGTTGATGAGGCAAAGCTAGATGGAGAGCCGAGCCAAGATTTTCATTTAACGATGAGAGAGGATTTCCCTCCTAATAGTGTCCTTAGTTACGCCGCCTACACCGTTGCAGAGTTGGGTAAATTGCTACCACAATGCACACTACAAACACTGAAAGGATCAAATGACGCATGGGGGATTATGATAGGAGAAAGAAAAGAATCATGGGCCGATGAAACCGAAGCCAACGCTAGAGCCAAGTGCTTGATTTATTTGTTTTTGTTAGAGAATAAACTAATGGAGCTACCCAATGACAAAGCGTAAGAAGATGAACAAATGAAGTTTAGAAATTGGTTGGAGGATAAAGAATGATAGACTTTGTAATAGAAGGTGATATTCCATGTTTAAAGAACAGTATCAGGGTCGGTAAAGGTGGTAGATTTTATCATCAAGATAATGCAGTTAAGCATTACAAAGAAGCATTTGCCCTACTTTGCCCTAGAAGTGCCAAGAAATGCCTCACAGACCCCGTAGAAGTGATTCTACACATCTACAAGAAGGATAATAGAAAAGATGCGGTGAACTTACAAGGAATCATCTATGATTGTTTGCAGTCTGCTGGGGTTATCAAGAATGATAGGCAGATAGTGGATTGGCACTGTTATTCTAGTATTGATAAAAAGAACCCAAGAGTTCGTTGTGAGGTAACCAAAATAAATGAAGCTGATTAAGGAGGAGAGATGAAAAAGAAAAAATCAATTATTCCGCTTAAATATTGCCACGATACAATTTATGCGATTTTAGGTGGAGTTTTTGTAAACGCATATTTACAAGGACAGCTTCATCAAAATATGGATACTGGCGTGATAGAAGAGGCAGAAAAAATGATAATTAAACTACTGGCTAAAAAAGAAAAGAAAAAAGATGTAATTCCATATACCCATGTAGTGAATAAAGACAAGATTTATGGAAAGAATAAATGAAGCTGATTAGCGTATACCAAGATATTAGTAGTTATAGTGGTGGGTGCAGTGTGTGGTATGAGGAGCTAAACGATAGAGAGTTCACAAAGGAAAAGTTATTGAAACGGTTCAAGAAGGCTAGAGTAGCCAACGAATACGCCAGGAAGAAGGCGAAGAAGTTAGGGATTAAGTGTTATCCTTGGCCAGAGAAGGAAGCCTACAGAATAACACCGAGTAATAATTATTATTAATATGTATAAAATATGTATAGTTATACATGTTCTATACATATGGGAGGATAAAGAATGAAAGGCATAATTTTGGCCGGCGGTTCAGGATCAAGGCTTCGCCCGTTGACGAAGGTAACGAATAAACATTTGCTTCCGGTTGGTGCATTCCCAATGATTTATTATCCAATCAATCAGTTGATCGAGGCTGGAATTGAGGATGTTTTAATTATAACTGGCGTGGAACATATGGGAAAGATGTTTAGCTTGCTTGGAAGCGGCCGCGGCTTTGGTTGTAGGTTTACCTATAAAGTGCAAGACGAAGCCGGTGGAATTGCTCAAGCATTACAACTGGCCGAGGATTTCGCAAGTGGTGAGCCGGTGGTTGTCTTACTTGGCGATAATATCTTTGAGGATTCACTAACTCCTTTCATTAACAATTATAAAAACGGTGCTTATATTTTCTTAAAGGAAGTGCCGGACCCGGAACGATTTGGGATTGCAGAAGTAAAAGAAGGCAGAATAATTTCAATCGAAGAAAAGCCTAAAATCCCTAAAGGTAGCCTAGCAATAACCGGGGCTTATATTTATGATTCAAGGGTGTTTGGTTTTACTAAAGAACTTGAGCCAAGTGATAGAGGTGAGTTGGAAATCACTGATGTTAATTTAAAATATTTAAAAGAATGTGCTTTAAGTCATTTTGTTTTAAATGGATATTGGACAGACGCCGGCACTTTTGATTCTTATAAGATGGCCAATAGATTGGTGAATGGAAAATGATGGCGACGGCATGATATAATGGAGGAAGAAAACAATGGATAAATTAGTTGTATTCGTAAACGGATTATGTTACTCGGGAAAGACTTCGCTAATAAGGAAACTAGAAAAAGAATTGCCCTCGGATTATACGGTTGATAGTTTGGATATTGTTTGTGATAGGGTTTACGTTACCTATAAAGCATTAAAGAAAAAACTTGATACTATCTTTGAAACAACTGCTACCAATATTTTTATTGTAGAAACTCACGCCGGTTATGTTTTTGATTTTATGACAGAGCAACAAAACTTTGCCGTCTTATATATCAATTTAAAATTGGATTGGAAAGATTGGTCAAGGAACGCTAAGCCGATCAACGTGCCGGACATGAGGGTTGATAAACTTTCATCGCTTAAAGTATTTATTGATAGGTGCTTGGCAGATAAGAATTATTATGAGGGTGTTGTGGACACCTATGAACTTGTCGCCTCAAGGGGTAGATATAAATTACACTCCCCTAAAAACATTGATGATTGCTCTGAAATGATCGTTGAGTTTATCAATGAGAATATAGAAAAGACAATGACACAACGGATCGCCAAGCTATCAGCATTTGAGCAAAAATACCTAGACCAAAATATAAGAGTATTTCAATACCAAAGCTTTGACTATGGCAACGGAGTTGTAAACACTGGGATGTCCGATTCAAAGTTTAAGTGGGATAAAGTTTTAAATATGAGCCGGGAGCAAATGGCTTATAGAAGCGTGTTAGATATTGGTTGTAACATTGGCGAGATAGCAAACTTGGCGGCCTTGAAATGGGCTAATGTTTGCGGGATAGAGCCGCCCGGCCCATACATAGAAGGTGCAAAGTTTTTGCAGAAGAATTTCAGGAAGCGAGAAATAAGCTTTATTGAAGATGATTTTATGAGGCATGACTTTGGCGACAAGAAGTTTGATTATGTTTTTGCTTTAGCGGTTTTATATTTATTTCATCAGGTTGGGAAGTATTCGGTTGATGAGGTTACTGCTAAGGTCAGAAGCGTAACTAAGAAGGTTTTTATTGGTGAACTTACCAACTATGAAGCCAAGGCGACTAAAGAAGTTGTCCTCAACTCATTAAAGAAACATTTCGATAGGGTTGAGTTTATCGGGGATTCAATGAGAACAAGCACAGCGATAAGGAAGCCTTGGGCTGATAGGAGTAAAGACTATTCAGATTCACGACAAGTTTGGAAATGTTATGTTGAGGAGTAAATAATGAAAATAGCAATTTATTATCCCCATCTGCTTTTGAGCCCTTTCATTCCAGCTTTGCGTAAAGCAATTTTTTGTTTTTTTGAAAGGATTTTACCTTTATGATGAAGGGAAGCATGTTGATAATTTCTCATAATAATAAGATTTTCAATTCTATTATCGCCATGTATTCCATTTATATGATGAACTACCTCTCCTTTTTCCAGTGGACGATTAAGATGTTTTTCCATTATCATGCGATGTTCAGATATTTTTTTACCTTTAATGTTAAAAACCCTATATCCACGCTTATTGATATGGCCTGTTCCGTTTTCTGCAAACATTTTCCAAAGTCGTCCAGTAGTTTTTTTTCTATAATAATGCTTAGAACAATAACCTTTACACAGGACTATGCGATTACAGTTATCAACGGAACAAATTTTATTCTTCCAAAAGTTTTTAGGATATTTTTTGTTTTTCATGATATAATTATACAACAGAACACAAGGAAGGTCAACTTATATGCAAGATAAAAAGATTTGTATCTGCTCACCGATTTATAATTGCTTAGGATTCACTAAAGAATTTATAGCAAGCATTGAAACAAAGCACCAGTATAGAATTATTATTTTAAATAATGGTTCGCAAGACGGGAGCCGAGAATGGTTTGGGTTAAGTAAAGAAGCAAAGAAGCACCCGATAACGCTAATAAACTTTGATAAGAATGAAGGGATTAGCAAGGGGGCCAACCGGGCCATGCAAGAAGCAATGAATGACCCGGAGATTACGCATATTATTTATGCTAATAACGATATTGTATTTCGCCCGGACACAATAGACACCTTGGTTTGGGCTTGGGATAACCGGCGAGATGACCGCATGGTTCGTGTGTCCGCCGTAGATATTAGAGAAAGCCATTTCAAGACTTACGAAGAAGGTTTAGAAAACGTAATGAATCGGGATATAGGTAAGACAAAGAAATTTATTTATGGCGGAAGTTATACCTGTTTTATTTGGGATAAAGAAGCTATTGAAAAAGTCGGGTTGCTTGATGAGAATATAGACTATTATGATGATAACATTCACGCAGAAGAAACCCTAAGACGTGGTTGTTTTTCAACGACCTTTGTGCCGGCTTTGGTTTATCATAGGGGAAGCGGAACGCTACGAGAAAACCCCAAAGAAAAACAAGCATTTCATGCTAAGAGTGATAGGGATAGGAAATATGCTTTAAAGTATTTTGGAGTTGAAGATCAAGATGGGATAAGAGAAAAGACCGAACGCGGCCGCCCAATATGGACACCTCGGATTGAAGCAATAAATACTGAAATAGGGGGATTTGTGCATGACTATTTCGATAGAACTATTCCGGCCTAGTTTTGGCGAAGAAGAATCAGAAGCGGTAAAAGAAACCATTGAAAGTAAGTGGTGGGGATTAGGGCCAAAGACAAGAAGGTTTGAGGAAAGATTTGCCGATTATATTGGGGTTGATTATGCTTTAGGGGTTAATTCGGGAACGTCGGCTTTAATCCTTGCTTGTCAGGCTTTAAGCGGTTCGCATATTCGTAGCTTTATTGTGCCGTCAATTACTTTTATTGCTTCTTACTTCGCACCGATTTATCAAACGCTTGGTGATATTTACTTGGCAGACGTTGACCCTGAAACCATGTTAATGACAGATGAAACTATTCAAAAGACTATTGATAAGTTTAAAATAAATCGACCAATTGTAATACCCGTTCATTTATATGGGAATATGTTTAAATTTGAAACAGACAATGTTGAATTAGCTAGTAAAGTAAAAGTTATCGAGGATTGTGCTCACGCTTGCGGCTCAAGTGTTGATGGCAAGAAAGCCGGATCATTGGGAACTATTGGTTGCTTTAGTTTTCATGCGGTTAAGAATTTGGCTTGTGGTGATGGCGGCATGGTAACGACAAATGATAAAGACTTATACGAACGAATGAAATCCCTTCGCTGGTTTGGTATTACTAAATCAACTTTTGAAAGGTCAGGCGAGGATAATCTAAAAACAAATTATGGTTGGGAATATGATGTAATTGAACGCGGCCACAAAATGCACATGAACGATTTAACTGCCGCCATTGGTTTGGTTCAGCTTAAAAAATTAGATGGACATAACCAATCACGAAGGATGATTGCAAGAAGATATTTAGAAGCATTGGGTGGACTAGGATGGATAGACTTTATTGGAACTAATCCCGGCGTAAATACTTCACAGCATATTTTTGCAATTAAAACTAGGAATAGAAACGAGTTGAATGTTTATCTAAAAGAACAGGGCATAGCAACGGGAGTGCATTATAAGCCTATTTATGAATATAGTTTTATCCCGGAAACAATGAGGAAAACTTTTAAAGAGCATTGCCCCAACACTGAAAGCGAATGGCCGAAGTTACTATCCCTGCCTTGCTACCCGTCGCTTACTGAACTTGAACAGGAATATGTTATCAGTCGAATTAAAGAATTTGGGAGGGTTAAGATATGAGCATTGAATTAGTTGAGATGGACAAAATGTATGCTAATTATATACCAGAGATTAAAGAGATCAGGAACGAGTGTGCTAAGAGTTTAAAGGATAGCCGGGAAATATCGGAAGCAGATGTTTATTCTTTTTTCCTTGATAAGGTTTTTTCTGGGGAACAAAAGATATTTATTATTAAACATACCGAAGGCGTGATCGGCTATATGAATATTAAATACTTTGATAATAATAAATGCGAGGTTGGCATAAAGATAAAAGAAAAGCACCGCAACAAAAAGCTAGGTAAGAAATCGCTGGAAATGCTAATAAACAAACTGCTTGATGAATCGATGGATGAAATATCTGCCGAGATAAAATCTGATAATGAGCCAAGCCAGAAACTATTTGCTTCTTTAGGGTTTAAAAAGATAAGCGATAAGGAAGGTGTAGAAGTATGGCAACTAAAAAGAGAATAATGTTTGCCGGGGCAACCGGCTACGGAAACCTTGGTGATGATTGTTATAAGGATATTTTTGCAAAGTATTTGTGCAAAGACTATGACTTAATATTTGATAGTCCTTATCCTGATATTAGATATATGGATAAGGTGGATTATCTTGTTATAGGTGGCGGTGGTTTAATTTACGATAACGAAAGCGATCACTTCAACTATATGAAGAAATACATGGACGCGGCGATAGAAAGAAATATACCATTATTTTTTATTTCATGCGGTGTTCAGATATTCCGAAATAGTTTTAAGGCAGACCTAGAGAATAAAAACATTAAAGGGTTAGCCGATACGATAAATAACTGGAAACCTTATTTGGAAAAAGCGGTTTTAATTACTGTTCGATCGGAGATGGACGCACAGGTTATAAAAGAATTATCAGATAAGGTTTGTCCTATTATATTGCCGGATATGTGTTATATGGTTGAGCCAAGTAAACATCAAATAGTAGATAATATTAAAACTGTAATTATTCCTAACAAACAACTATTCGGGTTTGAGGATTATATAGAAAGGGTTAAGGAACACTTAAACGAAAACACTTTTATGTTGGCAATGTCTAGCGAGGACAATTATATTATTGAGCAGATTGGTCTACGACTTGGAATGAAAAGCATGTTAAACGATAGGCGAATGGTAACAGTAGGCGAAGCCGCCCGGATGATTAAAGACGCGGATAAGGTTATCACAAGCCGATATCATGGCATTGTATTTGCCCGGGCCATGGGAAAGAAGGAAGAAGATATTGAGATTTGGATGGATAATTTCAAGGGTTTAACGGAAATGAAACCTTACTGCATGCTGGCTTCGGAAGGTCATATCGAATACCTAAAAGACAGGATGAGTGAATTGGAGGAAAAATATGACTAGAAATCTTGATGAGATAATGGCCTTGAATATCGGTAGCGGTAACAATGTAACGATGGAATATATAAACTTGGATATCCGGCCGGAAACTAAAGCTGATGTTATAGCAGACGCACGCGAGCTTCCCTTCCCTGATGAAAGGTTTGATAAAGTATTTTCTACTGATTGCCTAGAGCATTTCTCACACCGGGAAACCTATGCCGTGCTTGCGGAGTGGATCCGGGTATTAAAGAAGGGCGGGCTTTTAGAACTGCATGTGCCTAACCTGTTAGCCGCCTGTTTAGCATTAGAAAAAGATGATTTCCCTACTGCTATCAATGTATTATATGGGGCTCAAGATTACAAAGAAAACTTTCACTACATGGGATTTACTCCTAAAGCCATAACAAGAATATTGACCGGGTTGCATATTACCATCGCAAGCATTGAAACCTCTGGTTTGCATTTAAAAGTGAGGGGGATAAAACAATGATGGATATTGTAACATGCGTAATAAATCGGATTGGGTTTATTGAGAAGCTTGTTAAAAGCCTTGATGAAACTTTATCCAAGCCACGTAAATTGACGATCTTAGATAATGGGTCAGATAAGGATGTGAAGGGTTACGCTGAAAAGATTGGAGCCGGTTATATAAGAAACGAAACTAACAAGGGAATCTATAAGGCTTATGATCAGGCTTACCGGGCTACCAAAGAGAAATATTTAGCAATGGTGCATAACGATATTTATATATTTGAAAAGAACTGGGATAAACGCGTCTTGGATATCATAGAAGAAGTAGAAAAGAAATATGGCAAGAAGGTTGGCATTGTTGGATTCGCTGGCAGTAGTGGTGGCAATAAAGACGCTTCACGAGCCGGGTTTATGAGTAACCTAATATCGTTTGAAGGCTCTCAAGAAGCCGAGGTGCATGGATTAAGAATTACAGACCATCACCCGGCAGTCTTTCTTGATGGCTCGGTGATGATTTGTAGTCGTGAAATGCTAGATAAAATAGGTGGAATAGATACTGGATATAAGTGCCATCATATTTATGATTATGAAATGTCGCTTGCTTCCATTAACGCCGGGTTTGTTAATGTGGTGGTTGGTGTTAAATTCGCACACCGGGGCGGGATAACTGCTATAAGCTATGAGGCCCAAGAATCTTTTAATGAGTGGTGCAAAGATGATAAGGAATTAAGTGATTATTTCCAGCAAGGGCAGACGTTTAATCCTCGTTTAATGCCAGAGCAAGCCATAATGGATTTCAATATAAATAGATTCTTTAGGAAGTGGCAGAACTTCTTACCATGTTATATGGATGAGCAATTTAATTTAATTAAAGGGAGGTCGTATTAATGCAAGACGCACAAACAATTAATGGTGATATATTAAAAAAAGAGGAAAAAAAGGAAAAAGATAAAAAGAAAAGAGGGCGGCCTAAGAAAATTAAAAATAAGGGTGGATTAGTAGTTTTTCCAGAACAACTTGAAGAAGCTAAGAAAATATTAAAAGAAACTGGAACATTATACGCACAAGCTATAAATGATAATAAAGCGAGTAAGAAAACCAAGAAATATAAACTCCTTTGGTATGGTGATTCCCCAACCGCTAACACCGGCTTTGGTAACGTATCAGAAAACGTGCTTGAGCAACTACAAAACACTGGGCTATTTGATATTACCGTATTAGCGATTCAATATTATGATGATCCTATGGTTGATCTACACAAGAAAGACTTATTACCCTACCGCATAATCGCCGCCGGGAATAATCACGAACGCGATATGTTTGGCCGCAAGAAATTATTAAACCTCATTATGAATGAGCACTTTGATATTATTATTACTTTCCAAGATCTACCTAACCTCATAACAAAGAATCATGGTTGTAAAAATTCAATCAGATCAGCTATTGACTGGGCCAAGGGGTATTTCCAAAAAGAAATTAAGTGGATGGTATACACCCCGGTTGATGGACAAATGAAAAACTTTGAGCTAGAGCCAGTAGAGGACGCAGACTTAACAGCCTTTTATACTAGGTATGGTTATTTTCAAGCATTTAATTTATTAGGCAAAGAGATAATAAAACAATGCTCTAATAAAAAGATACAGAAACTACTCATTGATGAAATGACTAAAAAGATGTGCTTTATTTATCATGGCACTAATACAGATGATTTCTACCCTATACCAAGAGAGGAATTATTGGAGTTTAGAAAAGAATACTTTGGCATTGACCCGGACACCTTTTTAATTATCAATGTTAACCGCAACCAACCAAGGAAGGATATGCACAAGACAATAGAGGCATATGCAAAGTTTAAGCAAAAGAATCCTGATTGTAAAGCAATGCTTTACTTGCACTGCCGGGATATCGATGTTGGTGGCAACCTAAACGAGATAGTGGAAGCCTATGGTAAACCACTCGGAATAAAACTAACTCAAAACCTTGATGTTATTAAAGGGTGCTCGATAGAAACCCTAAACAAGATTTATAATTGTGCTGATCTGTATATTACTACTACAATGGGCGAAGGGTGGGGCTTAACAGTAACCGAGGCAATGGCTACTAAATTATTAACCATAATCCCGCCACACAGTAGTTTGATTGAAATAGGCGATGATAGCCGGACATTATTTGTGAACTGTAATAATACTGTTTGCACTCATGAGGACTTTTACAGGGTGCGGCCGGTTGTTAATACTGATGACCTAGCCATGAAAATTGAGATGGTTTATAAATCAAGGGAGAAGTTTAAGTCTGTTATCAATAACGCTTATAATTGGGTTACAGAAATAACTTGGGAAGCAGTTGGCCGAGAATGGATAGCAAGGATAAAAGAGCTGTTAAATGAAAATACAAAACGCCCGTTATGATGAATGTTGGCGGTTTTTAAATAATGATCGTTTAGTATTAATAGAAGAATTGTTGGATATATTAAATAGGGAAGAACGAAGGATAGTTTGTTGCTCTTTTGGGTTAAAAAGTTATAGGACAATTAAACGCCCATCCTTACGCAATGCCTCAAGGATTCTTGGGATACCTAGAACAACGATACGCAGAAGATTTATCAATATAAAAAGAAAGATAAAAGCTGAATTGTTTAAGCAATATTTAAGTTAAGTGGGCCAAACACCCTTCAATAGCCGTATATTGAGAGTGTTTCAGTATAATAATTCTATGTATAAAAGGGGCAAACCTAATGTCCGAAAATGCGGCGATCATTTTAAAGAACTTAAAAAGCAAGGTTATTACCACTAATGACCTATCCCAAGATGATAAGAAGGTTTTAGTTTTCCATCTTTTAGAGATGGGTAATTTATTTAGTTATGAAATTGCTCACATTGTTGGTTATTCACAATCACGAATTAAACAATTAAAAAAAGACTTTAAGAATGAACAGGCTTGTTTAATTGATGATGTAGATATTAAAAGTGTAGCGGTTGAAACCATGAGGGTGGCCGATATTGCCAAGGTTAGGTTAGCAAAGAATGGACAATGGGCTCAAGTGTGGCGGGTGCAAAAAGAACTGGTTGAGAAGCTACAGGAATTAGGCTTTATTCATAAAGAGCCGATTAGTTTTAAAGTATCATATGATGATCTTGTATTAAAATGGGGAGAATTTTTTGGAATTACTTTGCCAAAACAAAACGCAAACGCAGACAATTAAGGATATAGATAATCCAGTATCATTATATAACTATCAGAAGCAGATAGTTTTAAATGATTCGCCTAAACAGATATATAATAAATCAAGACAGATTGGCTTTTCTTTTTCATTAGCTTTAAGGGCTTACTTAAGGGGGCTTAACGGCCCCGGGTTTACCGCCTTATATATTTCAGTAGCACAACGGCTGGCCGGGGAATGGCTGGACAAGATAAGAATATTTTTATTGATAAACAATATAACCCCGGTGGTTGATAAGTTTTCTGAAATTAAATTACCTAACGGCTCACGCTTCTTGGCCTTACCACAAAACCCTGATTCTGCTAGAAGTTATTCACCAGATGAGATTTATCTTGATGAGTTTAGCCATTATAAAAAAGATAAGAAGATGTTAACTGCATTAGTCCCGGCACTCTCAAGAAGGGATAAGCAAAGGAAACTACTTATTGGATCTACTCCGTTTGGTAAGGCTGGCGAATTTTTTAAACTATGGGATGGCAATAATGATTATGACAAAATCAAAGTTGATATTTATGACGCAATAGCACAAGGTTGTCCGCTTGATTTAGACTTCTGCCGCAACTCAATTGATGAGGATTCTTTTCAGCAAGAGCATTGTTGCCAATTCGTTGATGATATTTCAGCCTTCTTTCCTTATGAACTTATTAAGGCTTGCTGGAATGAAGAATTAACAAACCTAAGTCTTGAGCAGTTATCGGCCATTAAAAACCCTCTGTATGCTGGATATGACCCGGGTAAACTGGTTGATAGCGGTGTGTTTTATGTTGTGGAAAAGGATGGGGATAAGTGGATAACTCGGCATATCAAGGAATGGAAGAAGATTAATTATCAAGTTCAACTACAGCATATTGAGAAGGCTTTTAAGATTGCTAGAATAACCAAACTAAGAATGGACAGAACGGGCGTGGGCGAAAAACTCTATGAGGATTTACATAACGCCCATCACAGCCGGGTTGAGGGAGTATCATTCACCAACGCAATTAAAGAGAAGATGGCCATTGATTTAAAGGTTGTATTTGAGGATAAACAGATTGAGATTCCTTATAACATGATCTTAACGAATCAATTACACGGTTTGCAAAGATTGATAACAAAGAGCAATAATGCTCGATACACTCATCAGACAGGACAACATGACGATTATGTATGGGCTTTAGCACTGGCGATAACCAATAACAGCAATGTTAAAACAATTCAAGCCAGATATTTAGGAGATTAAAATATGGGAATGGTAGACACTTTTAAAAAGATGTTTTCAAAGGCGAAAAGTTTTATGATCCCGCTTTCTATGGCTGATGTATATCCTAAAAGCAATTTCAATGATTACAACAGTTATCTATCCGCGGCCCAAACAATATCATGGGTTTATAAATGTGTATCAATCCGGGGTGAAAGCATTGCTACTGTTAAAGGATTTGTCTATGACCAGAAGGGTGAAGAAGTAAAGAGTGAAGGGCTTAACAAACTTTTCACAAAGCCTAATAAATTGATGAACTGGTTCGAGTTTAAAGAGTCCTTGAATTGGTTTTTAGATTTAACTGGTAACGCTTATATTTTAAAAGATTCAATTAACATGAAAAATCTACCAACTGAATTGTATCTTTTAAGACCAGACAGAATGGAAGTCGTGCCGTCAAGGACTGATTTTATTGCTGGTTATCAATACAATTTAGATGGAAGGAAAATATCTTTTAAGAAAGAGGATATTATCCATATTAAATTACCTAACCCTAGAAATCCTTTTTATGGTATGGGTAAGATTGAAGCGTGCAAGATTG